TTACGATACTTGATGTTTGCAATAGGTACGAATAGCCAAAAATATAAAAATAGGTATTTCTATCACTGAGAAAAACAGTATAATGTGTGGTGTCCAAAAACTCATACCTCCTAAGTGTAAGAAATTAAATGATGTCATTTGATATAATAAACTAATCTTAAAACCAATTCCCCCTGGTGGTAATAGGTATCCAATCCAACTAACACCTATTCCCATAGGAATTAAGCAAATAGAAAAAGCAATCAGCATAGAAGTAAGAGAATCCTTACATTTTGCAGATAAAAATAATGTTAAACTAACCATTGCAAGTATTGAAATTAGACCACCAATAGCTATAAGAATCTGTGCTTGTAGTAAATTTATATTTACTAGACTAATTACAGAAAACAACATTTGAAATGAGGTTTTCAAACATTCAGTACCAAAAGCTAAATCAGAAATTGCCAAATGGATAGAAATACATATAACAAACATTATTATAAATATAGAAAATAGAGCTAATATTTTAGTAAACGCTAGACGAATATGTCCATGTTTCGTACAACGAAGGATGCTATCTGATTGTGTCTGATACTCACCAGAAAAAGTAGGTGCAGCAATTGCAACACATATAATTAATAATATAAAAATATAAAATATTATATAATCGAAAGCATCTTCTGGATTTATTAAGAAATTCTTAATCTTATTATTTAACTATTTTATTATTTAATATATATTAAAGGTAAAAAATAATATATAGATTTAGATATACAATTTATTTATCTTTTCAAATATAATCTATAAAATAATAGTTCTGTTACGCATTTTTTTATATAATAAAACTGACTGTAATTTAATTGGCAAAGTCTAGAAGAATAGGCTTTATCAATTAAATTACAGTCAGCTATTTTATAATAATTTAGTTTAGATATCGTTAGTATTTCACATTTATAACAATTATTAATGATATTAATATATTTATTATTCTTTATTAAAATAATAACTTTTCTATTTTTATATGATTAATAATTGAAATTTCAATACTTTAAAATCAAGTTTTAATATTTATGTCAGTTAAATGTCAGCAAAACATTTTATCCACAATTTTTATATAACTTTTCCACAGTTTATCCCCAGCTTTATCCACAAAAAGGTAGCTACTATTGAGTGCTACCTTTTGGCATATTCTTATTCTTCATCTTCTTGCAAACTTCTTAACCATTTTTCAAGCGCATCTATTTTATCAATACTTACCTCTTCTTTATCATGTAATTTTGATATTAACTGTGATAAAGGATTATTATGTAAACCTCCAAATAGTTTTTTAGTTTCTGATTTTAAGTATTCTTTTTCTTTTATTAATATTGTATAATGTGTGTGTTTACCTATTTTTTGAGAAGTTAAAAAACCTCTTTTAGTTAACCTTAATAAAAGTGTTAGTGTTGTAGTTTGTTTCCATTTATATATTTTTTCCATTTCATCTGCCACATCTTTTGATATTACAGTTTTATAACCAGTATTCCATATGTATTTCATAATCTTGAACTCTGAATCTGGTAATTTTTTATTTAGCATAATATCCCCTTCTTTCTATTAACATATAAAAATATAAAATTATTTTTTTCCTAGTTTCTGCATACTTTCTATAAATACTTTTATTTGTTTCTCTGTCTTTTCTTCTTTTTTATGTATAGTTGTAAATACTTGTGTAAAAAAATTATCATATTTACTTACATCTTTTTCTTCTTTTATTACATCTAAATATTCTTTTTTAGTTACTAATACTTCATAGTTTAATTGAAAACCAACTCTCTTCTTTTTTAATATTCTCATTTTTACTAATCTTCCAAGTAAAATCTCTGTAGTGCTTTTTCTCCACTTATACTTTTCTTTCATTGCTACTTCTATTTCTTTTTTAGATAGAGTAGACTTTTCCCTTCACATGTACTCCATCAACATTAATTCGCCCCTGCGTAATTTACTTTCTACCTCTTGTCGCTCCATTTATGTCACTTCCTTAATTCGTCTAACTTAAATTAATAATAGGAGCTTTTTAGAACAAAAACTATAGGTAATTTTTACCATATATTCTACTGTTTTAGTTTGTTTTTATATATAAAAAATATTATTCACATCTACAAATTTATTTAATTTTCAAACAATCTTGTTGAACAATAACTAATTCTATTGTATTATTTTAGTTGTAGAATAAAACTAAATCGGCAAAACTAGAGAAATTTAGTGACGCAAAGCTATAGGGACTAAGACTTATATAAATATCTTATGAGTTATGTCAGCCAGTTGCCAAAAAGATATTGTTCTTTTTGTTTTTATGAAAGTTTTTTAGGGGGATAATAATTTATATGTTTAAAAATAAAATGGATAAATGTACACACATGTTGACTGCTTATATTAGCAGTTCGTATGATTATTGTAATTTTTTAGATACACAGTTAGATGATTTTATATTAGAGTACGGAGAAAATGTAGTAGAGTCTTGTTTACACCAAGTGATGGTATTGGTAAGTAAGTATAATTAGATAGACATTGATTTCTAGAGAACCCTTTTTAGTTTTATCTACTTTTAAATAATGATATGATAAAAAATTAATTAAAATAGATTTATAATATTCATAGTTTTATTTTTTCTTAAAATGCGATATAATAAAGATGTAAATTCGTATCAAAAACAAAAAAAGAAACTACAATCTATTAGCCTAGAGCGAAGTTTCAAATTCAAAATAATTTAAGTAATGATTTATTCATTGAAATCGTCTTGATTGCCGTCAGGACGATTTCTTAGTTTATGTAAAGATTCTTTTAATCTACTTATAGAATCTAATAATCTTGTTATAGACTTTACTATTGTTGTAATAGATTTTATTACAATAGTAATGTAATACGCTATAACAAGTATAAACATAAGTGTTTTCATATACTCACCCCCTTTCGTTCGAAGGTGATTTCCGAAAACTTTCGCCCTTAGATTGTAGCCTCTTGCAAGATATATTCTTGCATTTTAATTATAACATAATTTTACAATTATCAAATATCTATTCTCCATTTTTTTATTTATACAATATATTCTATATTGCAATAAAAAACATTGTTTTAAATATATATACATAGGTATATACTAAATATGTTAAACTTAATTATGGAAAATATAAAATGAAAGGAATAAAAATATGACTAAGACTATATTATGTGATTACTGTAATAAAGGAATAAATAAAGATGATAATAAGTATATTACTTTTCATAAGAAAAGTCATATGAAAACTAACATTTGTATTAATTGTGCATTAAATTTGATAGATAAAGATAAATTAAATGAAAATATTATAAATAATCAACATGATTATTCAAAGAAATGAAAAAGCACTCTCCATAATGAAGAATGCTCTATATAATAATGTTTGACTTAGTAAAGATGTGTTGGGGTTACATATTTACTTTTTTATTATATCATATAACTTTGTGTATGAAAAAGAATTTAAATCAATTTTAAGGTGTGTTGAGTAATATTCTTGATAGTTTATATGTTGATGAATTTCAAAAAAATAAGCACTCTTATAAAAAGAGTACTTTTGGTATATATTCAAGCATTTATCTAATACAATTATAGCATGTATTATGTTTTAGTATGATAATTTTCGTTCGTTTTATTATTACAACTTCTACTATAGTTTTCATACTTTAACATCAACTAAATGAATTTAATTAAGATTACTAGTTAATCGTTTTTTGGTTCTTTCATATTCTGAAATCTAAAATTTTATTATTTGTTTATTGTTATTATTTAACACATGTTGGTATTTCAACGATTTATCTTATTGTTAATATTCTTATTGCTTCCAAAGTATATCTAATTATTTTTAAGATAATTTACTAATTTTTATTTTTTCAAACATACATTCGACAAAAAACAGTTTTTATATGGTATAATTATATTGTATAATACAAAAGGTTAATGAAAATAATTAATATTAAATGTACCAAAAAAAATAGTTTTTGATATAATGAATATTATAATAAATAATTATTTAAATAAAATATTATATAAGGATGTGATTTTATGGATTTCAAAATCAGAGAGCTAATTAATGATATAACCCAAGATATTATCCAAACATACAAAATCCAAATTCCAATAGTAAATATAAATCAAGTTGTTGATGCTTTAGGAGGCAAGGTAATAGAAGATAGTTCTTTAAGTGGATACTCTGATGGATTTATTAGAAAAGTTGATGATTCATTTGAAATAGTGGTATCTCCTTATCAACCAGATACCAGAAAGAATTTTACCATTGCTCATGAACTTGGACATTTATTTTTACACATGGGTTATGGCATTGATGATGAACTATGGAATAGTCAAGATGGAAATCAGTATTTTAGAAGTGGCAATACCAATAAGGAGTATCAATCCAATGAATTTGCAGCAGCCTTGTTGATGCCTAAACATGAATATAAAAGAATTATGGATGAAAACACAGTAGGTAATAAGGTCGACACTTCAAAAATTGCAGAATACTTTAATGTTTCCTCTTATGCAGCATCTAATAGAGGGAAATGGTTAGGATATTTACAATGGTAGATGATAAAGAATATAAAACTCAAAATGTAAATAATGTTCATAATTCAGCTAAAAACGAAAACGCTTTTAATCTTAAAAAGTATAAGGAAAAACTTCAAGAAAATATTAATACTGATATTTATGAAAAAGAAAAAGAACCTAATCATCCAGAAGTGATTTTGTTCTTTTCTTTTGATATAGCTAATTCATCATTATATAAAAATATAAATTATAGCGGATGGGCTAAGGTATTATCACATATAATTCGTAAGTTACAATATAGAGTTTATGAAAACCTTAAAGCACAACTTTGGAGAGTTCTTGGTGATGAGGTAATTTTCATTATCGTACTAAAAAATTATGATGAAATTTATAAATACATAGATATAATCTTTGATATTTTAACAAGCACTGCTAAAGATATAAAAAGTGGTAATATATTCTCTACACTAGAAGGATTTTCTGAATCTGAAAAATACTTAATGAAACTTCAAAATATTATTTCATTAAAAGGAGCGGCCTGGATTGCTATAGTATCAAGAAATCCTAATTTTAATGCTTTAGAAAATAATGAACAATATGAAAATATTTCTGCTATGTACGATTTATCCAATAATTATAAAATATTTGAGTTCTTAGGAAATGATATTGATGCTGGTTTCAGAATATCAAAGCAAACATGCCCAGAAAGACTTGTTCTTAGTTTTGAACTAGCTTATATATTATCAAGAAAAACTGATATTTTATCTAAATTACATATAATTACATATAAAAAATTAAAGGGTATCTGGAAAGATAAACTATACCCTATCATTTGGTATCATAATAAAGGAAAAAATAATGATATAGAATTTGATGATAGTTTTTCTTTTGATGAAATAGAAGAAAATGAATTGGTTCGAGAATATTTTTTTAATAAAAAAGGAGAAAGTAAATTACTAATTGATTCTTTTATGTTTAATTCTGTAGACAAGGCTTTGGATAAAATACTTATAGACAGAAACCTTAGTGATAAGATTGAAAAAATAGGTGACGTAATTTCTAAAACAAACCCCAGTTATGATAAAAATACAATAGATAAAGACTATATAAAAGTAGATTTAATGGAATTACACTGTGTTGCGGTTTGTTATAATAAATCAACTTCAAAAATATTAATTGCGAAAAGAAGTGATAATAGAAATAATAATGCGAGTAAATGGGAATTTGGTTGTGCTAAGGCAAGTCTAGAAACTTCAATTATAAATACTATTAAAGATGAATATGAAAAAGATTTTAATATAAACATTGAACCTATTACTGATTGCACAAGAAAAGATGATTGCCAACCTATACCTCTAGCAATTTATCAAGTTAAAAAAAGTGATGGTTTACACAAAGGCATTATAACTCTCGCAGAAATAATAAATGATTATGATATTTCTAAATTTGAACCCACATCAAAACATAATGAACTTGCATGGATAGGAGAGGATGAACTTGAAGATTTTAATGAAAACACAGTACCTGATTTTAAAGAAACTTTAAAACTAGCATTTAAAAAATTAAATGAAAATCAATTACAAGAATCTACAAATATGTAAATAGTATTCTTCTATGATTTGATTCTATCTTCATAGAGGAATACTAACCAAATAAAACATTTTCTAAATAGCATTAAAAACTACTACAAGTATATATATAAACAATATAATACCACCTAAAATAAAAGCTTCTACTGACTTTTTTACATTATACATTTTCTTATCACAGATTAAAGATAATTCTTTTATTTGAACAAGTGCATCATTAATCAAGTTTTCTTCGTCTTTAAATGCATTTTCAAATGCTTCTTTGTACTGTTCATTATTTAAAGATGCTATCTCTTTATAATAAAAAATAGATTTATATTCATTTTCTATTTTAGAATTCCTTGGCTTTAAAACCATAATCGAAAAATAAATTGAAATAACAAATATACATAATATAACAATGTAAAATAGCATCTCTAAACATCTGATATTACTTATACTTAAGTGATTCATTATTTTTTCCTTCCCTGAAAATAAAAAACCTATAATTGCACTATTTAATAATAGTAAAAAACTAGCTTTATTATCTGATTTTTCAATATAGTAATCAATTCTATTTACTATAAACTTCGCTATGTCTATTTTTTTATCCATGATTTTACTACCTCATTTCATTAAATTTTATATTGATTCAAAATTTTATTTTCTACTTATTATCATTGAATAAATTATTATTTGGAAATAATCTTATTGAAATAATAAAAATATGTGAAAGAAAGTAATAACTAACTATAATTACTACTTCCTAACTTAAACATTCTATCTCTTCCAATTAAAAGTAAGATATCGTCCTCTATAAGTTTCATATTCTCTTATAATATCCAATATTTCCTCCCTAGAAGTTGCAATTAAACTTCTATCAAATAGTTCAATCATTCTATTGCTATCATTATCAGAAACATTACAAGACTCTAATATCTCATTATTAAATATTGCAATAGCATACCCAGTACCTATTTTTATCTCATTTAATTCATGTAAATTATTTGCTGCTCTAAAGATATCAGCTTCAGCCAATCCACCTAAATCTTCGCTTCTATTAATCAAGTTATTAAGTTTAATACTAAAAGCTGCTCTTACAAATCTCTCATAAACCAATGCATCCATACATAAATCCTCCATTATCACAATAATATATTTACATTATATTACAATAATAGAGTTATCACAACAAACAACCACTTCTAGTTGATAACTTTTATCTATCTATTAATAAAATCCAATGCTTTATAAAGTGTATCAAATCTATCATTACCTTTTATCATAATAAATTTTTCTTTAGTAATAGAACTTATCTTTTCACATGCGCCACCTCCTACAACATAAAGATTTTGCGTCTGACCTGGCACGTAATCTTTTATATCACATATCAGTATTTTCCCATCATTATAACCCCAACCAACTACAGTTGCAGAGATTTTGTCAACTTCTCCATCATAAACAATTGTATGTTTGTACATCTGTTTAACTCCCTCATTATTTATATTTTTATTTAATACACCTTCTACAATTAACTTAGCAATACCTTCATGACCTAGTTTCTTAGCTTTATCATAATCTTCTTTATTATCACAGAAGAAACTTTCAATTAATACTGCTGTAGGCTTTGAACTATTTAAGATATATAATCTTTTATCTAATTTAGCACCTCTATTTTTAAATACTGTACCTAGTTTATCACATATTCTAGTTGCATACTCTAAGCCTTTATTACTATAATATAGGACTTCTGAACCTTTACCTTGACCGTTACTTGCATTTAAATGTAACTCTATAAGTAAATCATATCCTCCACTATTAACTCTAGGTATTTTATAAGACTTTTCTTCATTCTTAGTTTTAAACTGCTTTTCTGGGCATATTATTACATCTACCTTATGCCCTTCTTTTCTAAATGTATCTGCTAATACTGGTGCAAGAGATTTGTTGTATTGATACTCGTTAACTACTCCATCAGCAGAAGTACATGCTCCACTTTTTAAAATACTGTGTCCTACTGTTATACATATTTTCATTATTTATTTTCCTCCTTCAACTGTTTGTAAGTTTGGTTTATACCTATTGATATACCCCAACAAATCACGCCTTGTAAGACTGCAACAGGACTTAGTCCTAACATCCAAATAGAAAATCCTATACCAAGTATTAATAACACTACTGGAATATATTTGTTATCTAGTTGCTTATACTTCTTACAGCCCTTACCTATAATAGAGAGAGCAGCTACTAAAATTAGCAACTGCTCTGGTATAAAACTTATTAAATTATCCATCTCTTATCCTCCTAATTAATTAAAATATTCCTCTTTGAACTGCAAATATAAAGAACCCTACAAGTGTTGTAATCATTGTACCAATTAGCCATTTGAGCATACTTGTAAGTGAGTTTAGATTCTCACACAATGCTTTTAACTCTGCTTTAGACTCTATATTTGCTATTTTTAATTCGTCTATTTCTTCTCCATGTTTATTTATTCTTGTTTCATGTCTTTTTAAATCTGCTTCGAAAAGTTCTTCATTCATGAAAACCTCCTAATTTTTGAATTAAAAAAGACTATGCTATATAGTCCTCTCCTACAATTTCTTTATATTCACTTGCTGTTATCTTATTCTTTTCTACTGCCGTTTTAACTTGCTCTTTAGTCCAATTACCATTATTATAGAAATCTGTTATTATCTTGTACCAATTCATTTATATCACCCCATTTGACATTAATTGAAATGTTAAATCTGCTATTGTTTGTTCTGTAGAATTTACTTTGTCTTCTATGCTACTTTTAATATCTGTATATCTATAGAAAACCTCTTTAGTATCTATATTTATAAATAACTTTGTTTCTTTATTTTCTGTGTATTTTGGTGTTGGTAATTCCTCTATCAAAATACCTTGTTTTAAGTTTTCCTCCGATAACAAATTTGGTTCATAGTGTATCATACCAACATATTTTATATTTTGTTCTTCTGTATCCATTAAATTTCCTAAATAAATCATAATGATTCTCCTTTCTCATCCGAATAAACCTTTTTTGACAATATATTTCTAAAAATTCCACTACTAATAAAGAAAACTATATCATTTATTACAAACATACCAGCACTTGGGTATGTTTCAGTAAGTTTTCGGTAGCTGTCGATACGTTTAAGAGTATTTAAACTTATTTTTACAAAAGGACTACTAGAAAGCGAATATATAGCATATATATATCCATTATATATATCAAAATTGTCATATTTGCTATCGTCTGAATACACAATTAAATTTAAATTTGCGTCATATTTTACTAAAGCACTTTTTTTGTTGCTATCAATTTCTATACCTCTTTCTGCATCAGATGCAATAACAAAATCATTTAAAAACTTAATGTTTTTCATATGCAAATATCCTCCAATTCTAAAATCTTTAGCAATGGCAAAATCAAAATTTATTTTAGATAAATGACATGTTGTAATACTACTTGAATTTGAGTGTTCTGTTGTAGCATAAATAGCATTCTTATTGCAAACAAACTTACCTCCTTTAAAATTGTAAATACCATTAGAAACTAAATTTTTAGTTAACATTATATACATATCAGATATTCTAATTTTATGAAGTGTAGAAGAAGTCTCATCTCCATATACTCCATAAATAAATTCCCCATAAGTACATAACTTATAATAAGCACCTTCTATTGACTGCACTTCAATTCCTGTTGTCTTATTTATTTTATATAATTTAGTATTGTCAGATATAAATAAATACTCTTGTGTAACACAGATACATGAGAAGTTAGCATTAGCTAAAGTAATGTCAAAAACTACTGTTTCATCAATAGCATTAATTTTAATTAGATGAGTTTCTTTAATTACATAAAAATATGGTTCTTCATATTCAAAAGTTTTGAAGTTCCCACTACATCTTTCAATATATTTTATAGCTCCATTTGTAACTAAATACGGATAGTTATTTGAAAGTGTTGTTTCTCTTAAATCTAATCGCCCCTCTTTTATATCAATTTTATTCTTTATTTCTTCCCATGTATCGCTTGTAGTAACCTCTGCACCTTTGGAGTTTAATGCTGTTACTACATTATTTTTAGCATTAACTCCACTTTGAAAAACCTCTTTTAATGCTCCTTCTACATTATCACTTGTAAAATTATTCTCTGTATCTTCTATAGTTACATTCTTTGCTTCTAATACAAGATTTCTAACTTTATTAACTAACTCTTTAAAAGTCATTTAGTCACCTTCTTTCAATAAAAAAAAGAACCTACTACGCTGTTGGTTCTATTCCTTCTACTACTCCACTATTTTTTATAATATAATCCTCTACTGCTTTTCTGTATTCTGTGTTAGTTACATCATCAAGTTGAAACTCTCTATTTTTCAAAGGGTTTAACCCTCCATTTAATATTCTTTCTGCTAATATTCTTACCACAACATTATTTATATTCATTATAAAATTCCTCCTCCGATTTCTTGATTTGTCAATAAAAGTAATTGATTTTCTAACTCTTGTTTTTCTTTTTCTGCTTCACTTACATATACTGGTATTTCTTCCAAAATTGGCTGTTTTGTTTCTATATTTATACCTACAATTCTATTTTTAATATAATCTATACTTCCATATGGAATATCAATATAATGTAATTCAGTTATTTTATTGTGTGGTAATACATCCCCTGTTGCTTCTCCTGTTTGCAAGAGTATTTTACCTGTTTGGTCACATATAATTCTATTTGCTCTATCCACTTTATCACCTCTATTAAGTATTCATAAATTTAACAGCTCTCCAAGCATAAGTAAAACTTTCACTACCACCTGGTAAATAAGCAGGAACTTGAACGCCATTAGCATTAAACCATACATCCCCTCCATTATTGTTATAAATAAAACCATCACCAGTATATTTATCGCTACCACTTGAGCGACTATAAATTGCTACAGCAACAAAATCTTGTTTACCACTTGTAGTAAAACCACAACAAGCAAATGTAAAAAATTTATAGTCAACTCTATAATCGCTGTCATAATATTCGCAGTCAGCTACAAAAATATTAGGTTTAAAAGCTAAACCATTAATTTTGAGCCATCCACCAAATTTAGAAGTTGTAGACCTTTTATACTCATAAGCAATTTTAGTTCCGTCGCTTCTTTGTGCAACAGAAGTACCACCTGCTACTTTAAATTGAGAATTTAACTGTGTTATGGTATTATTAGCTTGTGTTAACTGGTTCATCAAATCCTGCACACTAGCGTCCGAACTATCAAATGATGCCTTTATTTTCTCTGATAATTCTACTAAGGTATTATTTAAACTTGCTTCTATATTTTTAAGTGCTAAAGTGTTTATAATACTTGTTTTCCCAACTTTAAATCCTGCATTAACCTCAACTAATTTTGTTGATATATCATTTAAATTTACATTTTCGGGCAGTGACATTATATTCTTACTTATACTTAACACTTTTTCTGCTGTAGCATTATTACTGTCTGTAACAACTATCTTAAGTGTGTGTAGTGCATTATCTTCTAGTGTATAGTTAATTGTTTTCTCTGTTGTTAAATCTGTTGTTATAGTTTCTTTTAACACATCATCTATAAAATATTCTATTTTTGTAAGCAATGTAGGGTCTGTGTGGTCAGCTTTAAATGTAGCTGTAATGGAATTATAAGAAGATACTGTTAAAAATGGTAATGCTTGTAGTAATGTTATTTTAGCATAACCATAAGCACCAGCAGTATTTCCACCAGATTCCATAACAACATTATCAAAATAATATTCAGATGTTGGTGTGTAGCCAGTAGGCTTATAACTATCTTTAGTTAATACGTAGCCACTTCCACCTCCACCTGCTCCCACACCATTCATTCCTGCACCACCAAACCAGCCACCTCCACCGCCTTCGCCAGTTGAATCTTTAGCAGAACACCCTTTTCCAAAACTTCCGTTTTCTGTGCTTACACGACCAATACCACCTTGATATTGAGTACCGCCGGGACGATGTCTGTCGTTAGCGCTATACCCAGTACCTCCTGCTAATCCTCCTCCTGCCCCACCAGTATAAGGATGGTATGAACCACCGCCACCACCTGCGACAATTATACGAGATAGCAAACCTTGCTCATTATCCCAAGCACCACCAACGAGCCTTATATCAGTAGCACCACCACCGTACATAGAATAATAAGTACCCATAACCTGTTGATTTAAGTAACCTTTACCGCCACCATTAAAACCACTTTTAGTGTTATTACTCGTAGATGAAGAAGCAAAACCACTTTCGCCGACGTAAACATATAATGTAGTTTGTTTTTTTAATGTAATTTCACCTTTAGAATATCCGCCTTTAGCATCAGTATACCAGGAAGAATTATTGATACCTCCAGAAGAACCCCAACATTCAAATTTATATTTACCAGGTTTCAATATAACACTTTGTGGCGAACCATTATAACCAAAATTCCATTCAGTCTGCATTTTCTCACTCTCCTCTCTAACAATAAGTTATTAACTCATTTACACTAGTTGCAATATTAGATAAACCACCATTTACCTTTTCTTCTAGATTAACAAATCTATCTTCGATTTTCTTAGACGAATAAGTAGTCATTTCAGATACTCTGTTATCATCTACAGTTGCATTAATAAAATGAGTTTCTGCATTTCCATTTATCACATAAACGTTTAATTCTGACCTTGTTTCACTTCTAATTTCTATAGAATTATCATCGATAATTTTAAAGTTTGTAACTACATTTTCTTTTGTAGTAGCATCTATAATATTTACAACTATTCTCTGTGTTAATAAACTATGTGTTACAGTTGATTTGAATCCACTTTCTGCATCCTCAACCCAATCGTCAATTGTTATTGTTTGAGTAGATGCCACATTAGAACCACCTGCGATTAATTGGTCAATTTTAATATTTTGTTTCTCATTTTCTGTGTCAATTCTAGTGTTTAACTCTGTTTTAGCAGTTTCTAAATTATTTGTTAATTCTGTTTTAGTTGTATCTATTTTAGTATTAACAGTACCTATTTTAGTTTCTAAGTCTTGTATATCTTTGAGTGTTGCAAAGATTATTGTTGGGTCAATTTTAAGTTCTATATTATTTACATTAGATACAATAAGCACAGTTTTAACCTTCATGTCTACCACTGCACCTTGTTCTATAGAAGGTTTATAACACTCTTTGTATTTAGAAATGGCAATTAAATTATTTTCATCATCTAAATATCCTATTTCTCTTATCATAAATCCGCCTACACTTGATGGTATTAAACTCTCTAATATTATACAATTTGGTGCAGTTTCATCTGTAGTTGTATTTCCAATATTGCCTTCCCATACCACGTTTTTGAGAGCTGTCTGACTCTCAGTTGGAGTATATTCACTCCCTCCTCCATCACCAAGTTGAATTTTTACAAATCCCACTTTATTACCTGTGACACTTGCATTTGCTATCTTTGCTTTTCCTACATCTGTAATTATAGTGTAATAACTTTTATCTATAGCCAATATATCACCTCCTAAAATATTGTTATCTCTTGGTATCCAACTCCATTGCCAGTTAATACATCAATTTCTCCATAAGTTTCTATATCTGGTGGACTCCAAGGGTATATAGTTATTTCTTGACCCATTAGGGTTGTTATACCAAAATTCATATAATTGTCTTTGCTTATAAGCACTCTAGTGTAATCTAAAGTCATATTACATGGCTTAATATTACTTACAAAAGAATGAACTTCCTCAAACCAATCTTGATTTCTAGCATCACTTTCAAGATGTATATTATAAGTAGCATTATTAATAGTTAACTCATAATTACCTTCTCCAACTATACTATCTAGCCAATTCCTTAAAAATCTCTCTGAGTAAGGTAATTTACTTATATATTTACTAAAAATCCTAAACCTTCTATCTTCTAAACTCTCATTACTTTTAGGAGTTATAGACATTATCTTTTCCCATCTTTTTATACCACTTATAGTTAGGTCCTCTAAAAACTGGTCATTTGATAGGTCCTTTAATTTATCATGTAATATTTTTATTTCTTTATTTCCTACATTAAATACTTTTATATATTCTTCTTTATCTTGTAGAATTTGTGGTAAGTAATTTATTAGATTAATCTCTTTATCCAACTACCTCACCTCTCACTACTATACTGTTACTATTTATTGTTAGATTAGATTTAACCTCATTTATCATTGTATTTGCAATGTCTAATACTCCATCAATACTAAGTAATCTAGTTTCAATTTGAGATATACGGACTATTAAGTTTTCTTCATCTTCCCAACTCATGTTAAGTTCATTTAAATAGTCGTCTATTGCTTCTTCTGCAATTGATTTTATATTCTCCCAAGTGTAGCCATTTTTGTATGTTATCTCTGCTGATATATTTATAGTTGTACTTACAACACCTGTAACAGTAACTTTATGCCCTATTGGTGCTAATCCTAAGCCTTGTCCTTGATGTCCAATTGGGTCAATTTCTTCTTGCACTAAATTAACTAAATCCTCTGATGGTACTTTGAAATTAGAGTTAATTATTACTAACTTAACAGTTCCTCCACCGTCCCACACAGGATAAACCTTAACTCCTCCAACATCTTGTATTTTGTTAACTTCATCTTTATAATTTTGCATATTTCCACCAAAGCTCTGTGAATTTAGGCTATCATAATATCTTTGTCTTAAACTATCCTCACTCTCTTCATCTTCTCCATTTATCAGTATTTCTGTCAGTTCTGCTGTTTCTAATTTGTCTATATATTCGATAGGTATTAGTTGTCCCAACTCAAAAATAGGTCCCGCAGTCTCACATTTCATCTTATATATACCTTCAGATATTCTCTCAATTGCTACATAGTTATATTCTCCTAGATTAAACCTAGAATCAATAGGAATATCTATGTTAAAAACTCCTTTTGCAATTGTATTAGTGGCTTCAAGTGGTGTAATACCTCTCTCTTTACATCTCTTCTCTAAATAATAATAACTAGCAGTATCTACGAATGTTTGGTCTAGTAATTCATCCATAGCAATGTATGTTTCTGTAAGTTCTATAGCAACAGGAGCAAGAGCATTATATATTATAGAACCTTCCCTTTTATCAAAAGTATCTGGTACACTATCTAACATTCTTTTAATTATATTTTCAAATGTCATTAACTCAAACAATTATACACTCACCACCTTCTCTGCTTTTATATTTCCATATTTTGTATGAACTGAAAATCTACATTGTACTTTACCCTTTATATTTTGAAACTCAAAATTATCTATATTTTCAATCCTATCATCTTGAATTAGTGCTTCTGTTATCCTTCTTTCAAGTTCGGGTATTACATATGAAATAGGTTCTCCAATTAAATCATTTAATTCAACACCATAATTTCTAGAATAAATAAGGTGCTCATACCTTTCAGTATTTAAAATTAAAAAAATGGTTTGTTTTAATGCTTCTACATCATCACAAATACCATCTACTCTATTTTTCTCTATATTCAATTTAAACGTCTTACTTGGTTCTTGTCTAACATCAAAATTAATTATCGATACATCTTCTATATCATAGTCAATGTTATCTGTTGGTAACATTTCATCACATCCTATCTAAAATCAAGTATTGTTGCCCTCCTTGCATCCTAATTAAGACTAATTTATCTCCTATCTTTTTATCTGTATATCTTTTAAATGTATCTGTTTGTATTAGAAAAATTTCACCAATAGATAGTTTTTGTTCTATCTTAACTACTAATGGATTAAGACTTTCTATAGTTCCAAATGCAATCTGCATTGGGTTGCTTGTTTCTACTGCATCTATTGCAGTCTTCTTAATTATTTGCAATAATTCTTGTGACACTTTATCACCTCACTTATATAAATCTTCTCACATGTGTATATGCTTTTCCTTTTCTATAAGAATTAACAGATTCTATTTTTACCACATCTCCTGTTTGTGGTGAATGAATTATTTGATTGTTTCCAATATACATCACAACATGGTTGTTACTTCCTCCTCCAATTCTGCACAATAAATCTCCTGCTTTCCACTTGCTTCTATCTTTTAAATCTACTGCTTTTCCTGCTTTACTTTGTGCAGAAGCAGTACGAGGAATTTTTATACCTATTTGTTTATAACACCATTGAGTAAACCCACTGCAATCAAAATTATTAGGACCTTCTGCTCCATACACATAATTACAACCCAGTTTACTTTTTGCTATACTAATTAATTTATCTTCTTTAGAGTTATTATTTGTACTACTTTGGTTATTACCTTCAACTTGATATGTTTGTTCTTCATCTCCACCTATAATTATATAGCCATTCTTTCTACCAAATTTTTTACATTCACTAGCATTAGCTAATAGTATATCTATATGATATGTTCCGTTTGTTTCAACATATATTCTTCCTCCATTATCTTTAACTGTATATACTTTGTTGTCATAGGCAGTACCAGGAAGTATAATTTTTACTTTATCTCCATATTCAAAAACTGGATGTTTCTTTAGAAAATCATCAGTATACCAAGTTTTCTTAACTCCTTCTCGATTCATTGGACCAGCAACAGTTCTTGATTTTACATCAAGTGGCTTTCCATTGCAATCTGTTTTTCCACCTTCCATTGCATTGTTTCCTGGATAATATGCAGTAAATATAGCAGGAACTTTTTTACCTGTATTTTTTTTCATAATACTTTGTGCAGGACCATTTTTCTTTTCATCTTTATTATTAGTATTTCCACTTGAATATGAGCTTGAAGAATAAGAAGCAAATTCATCTCCATCAACAAGAGTCAAATCCATAAAGTGCGAATTATTCTCAAATGTATGTTTTACTTTCTCAACTAACATATAATTTTGAAGTTTAATATCTCCTAAATCTAAAAAAACAGGTACTAAACAACCTGCTCTTACTCTAATATCACCAAGTACATTTTTTAAACTTAATGACTTAGTTTTCTTATTATATAGTTTTAGAAGTATATCACACTTTTGCTTTATTTCTGCTTCACTCATGTTTTTATCTACTGTATCAAACATTTGAAGTATTCCCCAACTCCTCATATGTGTAGAGTCTTGTGCAATATATACATCTCTTTTCCCTGTTTCTTCATTATCTCTCACAAGTTTAATCTTTGTGTAAGTATCACTATCTATTGATGAATTATAGTCAAAATCCTCAATTACATCATTGTTCATGACAGTATCCAGTTTCATTGATGCAACATTCTTTAATGTTATTCTTCCAAACTCATCATATAAAACATACATTTCCTTTTTCTCTCTTAGAGTATCATCTAGTGCTGTTAGTATCATGTCAAAGAGTGTTTTATTTTCTTCTATCCTAGATATTTTATACTTAGTATCTTCTATGACATTGTATTTTAAATTAAAATCTTTAGCCAACATCTTTATAAGTTCACTTGCAGTTTTATTACTATATACATAAGTATCTTTATTCTTAAAATATCTTAGCTGGTCGTAAGCAACAATTTTGATGTGATTTTCTTTATCTCTTTTCTTCTGAAATATATATCCATAGAAGATACCTATTCCTTTAAAATATAAACGAACTGAATTACCTTCACAAAATTGCAGTATATCATCCATGACTATTGTAAATTCTAACTTTGAAGGTGTTCCTCGCCTTTCAATTTCCCATGTTATTCCATCTAAAACGGTAGGTTCATAGAAATCTTCCCAATGAGCAATAACTAACCTTACATCTCTATCATTTGCTAACACTAATTCATCAACCAAGTTTTAACACCTGCCCTTTGTAAATAGTGTATTTACTTAAGTTTTTGCCCTTATTTGCCTTATCCATCATAGATTTATTTAGTTCGTATACTTTCTTATATAATGAACCATTACCAAGTTGTTTCTGACAAATTGACCAAAGGCTATCCCCTGCTTTTACTGTATATGTTTTAGTTTTAGTGTTTGTGGCATTGACTGAATCAACTCGTTTTGGCTCTATCTTTACATTAGGTCTACCAGTCTCATTTTTAGGAGGGGCAAGAACTAACTTTTTAGTTGAGTAATCTCTATATTGCTTTAACTTTATTGCAACTTTTGTATCTGAGCCATTTTCTGCATCTTCTGAAATAGCATACTCTTCAAGAGATACTTTTATATTAGTGTTAAATAGTACTTTATTACCTAATTCCCTCGATACAATAAATTGAAATGGCTTACAATCAGTTTTTAATAGTTCCAGTTTACTTAAAAAGAATTGAACATCCCTAAAAGCTCCACGATAGAATGGCAACTTATTATGTGTAAATTCTGCTTCAAAACTTATTTCAGATAATCCTTCTTTTTTTAGTATGTTTACTTCTCCAACATTTATTAAATCAACTGTCTTGTTTTTATTTGTCACTTTGACTTCAAGCTTGGGTGGTGCGATTGGTAGTTGTACTCCATCTAGGTAAAAATCATAAGCCATTTATATCCCTCCTTCCTAAACTATTCCTTCGGCTGAAACAACCATGGCATCATTTAATTTTTCTGTTAAGACGTTTACTATACCATCCACATCTGCATCTTTGCTTATGTTATTTGTATTGTTCATATCAATTTTAATGTTGACTCCTGTAAATCGGTTTATTGTTTCTTGCTCTGCAATATCTCTAAGATATTTTAAATCTTCTTGACTTTTATCCATAGTCTTTGCCATTTTTGCAGTGTTTCCTGCTGTGTCCTTTGCTCCTTTTGCTGCGTCGCCCAAAGGTGAATTTAATCCAGCTGAACCAAATCCATTTCCTAATCCATACTTCTTATCCCAAAGGTCATCTAATCCTAATTTTTTCTTTGCATCTTCTGCTATTTTACTGATATCAAAAGTATCTTTCAATTTGTTTTGTAATTGATGTCCTACGTCATATCCTTTTATAAATTCTGACTTTAAATTTTTGTACTCTACTAATTCTGGTTTCCATGCTTTAGGCTCAGGCGGTTTTTGAATGGGTTTAAATGTTGTTTTTGTACCAATTACAGTATTTACTTTTTGAAATTCTTTCATTTGTGGTAAATCAATTCCTGGAATTTTATTAATCTGTTGTACTAACCAATTCAATCCTTTTACAGCTATATTAACAGCTTTTATAATACCATTTGCTAGATTGGTAGCAAATTTATCAAAAGCTTTGTCTAAATTAACACCTGCCTTGAGTCCTGCATTAGCCATATCAATAAAGAAACATTGCACTGCATATAATCCAGTTCTAAAGATATTTGCTATTTCAACCACACAGATATTTATAGCATTTACTATCCCTACAATTACGTTGTAAACAACTGCACATAACCAATACCAAGCTCCAACTATAAGACTGATTGCAGAAATACTTGTGCCTGCAAAGTGATTGTAAACTGCTACTAATATAAATACAGCAGATATTACTGCAATTATACCTAAAACTATCCAAAAAATGGGACATGCATATATAGCAGCATTAAATCCCCATTGTTCAGCTTTGCCTATCGCTAAAGCTCTAGCTGTTCCTAAAATTCCTCTTTGTCTAATAACTTCAGATGTCCACGACATCCAATTTGCTACAGTTCCAGCTATAGTAACTGCTTGCATAATACCAAGAGCTATTATATAGGTACTAATAGCTGAAACTACACCTAAAATTATAGGTGAAATTATACTCCAATTTCGCGAAAATACATTAGCAACACTAAGTGCTTGTGTTATTATCCAACCTAGCCCTTGTACAACTAAACTAGTTCCAACAATCATCACATTAAAAAAATTCTGAAAAGCTGGACTACTCAGTAAATTAATAAATCCACTAAATACATTAAACCCAACTGCTCCAAGTACATATAATGAGTCTTTAACATCAGTTATGAAAGTTCGAAATCCCCTGCTTGAAACTGTGTCCTCAATTTTCTTCTGTATAGCTCCAAATACCATAACTGCATTATTTTTTACACTAGTAAAGATTTGACCTAGCGTATAAGGCATCTTCTCGAACTCTGCATTGGTCTGCTCTGCTGCTGAAAGTAATGAGTTTTTTACAATATCTGCCGTTAACATTCCCTCTGATGCCATTCCTCTTATTTTTCCTATGTCTACGTCCAAATAATCTGCAATCGATTGGATGATGTTAGGTGCTGACTCAAATACAGCATTTAGTTCCTCACCTCTTAATACACCAGAACCCAACCCTTGGGTTAGTTGTAACAATGCTGAGTTCATTTCTTCAGTACTTGCTCCAGCAATTACGAACTTTTTATTTAGTTGCTCTGCAAAACCTACAATTTCTTTTGTACTGCTAAACGCCTTACCTGCGTTCATGCCTATTCGTGAAACTATTTTTGCAGTATCTAAGTAAGATGCACGAGACCTTTCAGCAGATTGGAAAATCATCTTATTTAATCCTCCATCTGAGAGTTGACCATCATTTATCATACTAAGTCTCGCGTTAGTACTTGTCATCTGGTCGCTTAAATTTCCTAGACCTCCTAACGTTCTTATACCTAAGTAGGTTGCTGCTAGCTTCTTTGCACTTCCAACTAATCTATCTGTAGAACTTGCACCCTTATTTATATCCTCATTAAGCCTTCGCTGTTGATTATCTGATTCTCTTATTTGTTGTTCTAGTCTATCAAAGCCAGCTTCTGCACGTGCTAGTTCTTCTCTAGCTGTTCTAATACTATTAGCATCTATAGCATTGCTAGATGTTCTTTGTAATTGCTCGAATGAACTTAATACAATATTCATAGCATTATTCATGTGTCTAAAAGCAGGTGTCATTCCGTCGAAAATTCGGATAGATGTTTGTATAGTTGCCATTTTTAACCTCCTTTCTTTTTTAACATAATATAAGCACTTACTTATTTTTAAGTAAGTGCTTATATATTATAAATTTAGCAATTCTTTTTTCTTAGCATCAAATTCTTCTTGTGTAATAGCTTCCATATCTAACAAATTCTTATATTTTAATATTTCATCAGCTGTAGAACTAGATATAGACTTTTTTTTGTCTTCCATTACATTATATTTTGTAATTATTGATAGTATTGATAATATTTCTTGAGCATCAGAAAAAGCTTTCTGATAAATAGAAGAGTTTGTTTTTACTTTACTATTAATTAAATTTATATATTCAATTGGATTATTTATGTCCTTTACAGTTATTTTTATTTTAAATATTTCTACAACTTTTCTACTTGTTTTTTTACCTGTAATTCCTCCAACTACAGCCCCTGTACCTCCGAATAAGACTCCTCCAGTTATAGCACGACCTAAACCACCTTTAACTATAGTTTCTCCATCTTCCAAAAGTTCAAATTCTAATATATCATCAAATTTTATTATTTTCTCTACTAATATTTGATTTCTATTTTTATATGATATTTTTAAAAGATTTTGCTCTTCATCAAAAGAAATTGAAGAATTTATACTTTTTGTCTCGGTGAACTTCTCTAACAATTTTAAATTTTTCTTTTCAACTTCTATAAACTTTTTCATTCCTTCTGAGTTTGACATCATTTTCATAATACTAGTTACTTTTAAAATATTTTCAGAGAAATCTATGTACTTGCAATTACAAGCTGTACAAAAATTTTCACCTTCTATAGATGGCATAAGTCCTTTTTCGCTTCCGCAAATACAACAAGGTTTCTTATTCTTTTTACTAAACAATCCCATTTATTTAATCCCCCAGTACAATTTTTAAATATATTATACTATATTAGTAAAATTTTTACACCAGAGATTATCTTCTTCTACCTCTCTTTGCATCTTTGTCAGCTTTTTTAGCTTCTTCTTTTTCTTCTTCTACTTTGATATCTATAGAAGCAGCAACAAATGCTTTTTCATCAACTGGTAAATCCATATATTCATGCGGTTTCCATTTAAACTTATGAAGGCAATAATGAGCTATATTAGAATCATAATCACCTTCATAAATTAGTTTTTTGCTTCTTCTACCTTATCCTCAAATGAATTATCAAATCCATTTATATCCAAAACCTCTTGGACATATTCTGTATATTCACCAGGAGTTAACATTGCTTTAAGTAGCTGATTAGCCCCCATGACTCTATAACTATCCTGTAACATTGAGTCATTCAAATCAGGAAAAACTGTGCAAGCTATACTTAGTTCTTCGTAATATTTATTGTAGTCAGTTACAGTATTGTATTGTCCTGTATGTTTACCTTTTTTATTTAAAATTGGCTCTCTCTTTGGACAGTTTTTTCTTATTGCAGCATCTTCTTCTGAAGATAATGCTCTTATTTCCCATTCTATCGCTTTCCCTTCTTCATTTATAAATCTATTACTTGCTACATACTTTCTATTCTCTACTTTTATTGCATTTTGACTTAAAAAAGCGTTTAAATCTCCCATATTATTCTACCTCCATAACTAAATATTTTGTTTGTTTTTCTATTGTTGTAATACCATTTTCATCTAATTTGATTGTTATTGTAATTGGTTTTAATGATGAACCTTCAATTGTGTCAAGTGCCAGTTTATCAGCAATATCTACTAAAAATAATCCTGCTTTTCTATACATCTCCCCTACACATTCTTCTATCTTTCTTTTATTACTATAGTCAAATGAAACTGAGTCTTTCATTTTGTATTTATCTTTAATTTTAACCATCTCCTTATTTATATAAATATAAAATACACATCTATAATTTATAAATGTGTGTTTTATTCCATTCCATTTATTATATTGAACTTTTCAACCAATTCCCAATCCTCGCATGTAAAGTCCATATCTTCATCAAGATACTCACCATCTGCATCAAATTTAACTATAATTCCACTGTCCATGTTGCAATCCTTAAGTATTATAGTTTGACGTCCAGCTGAACTCGTTGGGTCTTCATTTGTTACCTGTATATCAAAATAAATATCTTCACCAGTCTCTTTGTACCTATAAAGAAGCTCTCTAAATATAGAAGTATTGTAGTGAAATGTTGCACTTCCTGTGTATTTGCTTCCAGTACTTTTATTCCCTTTTGTAGTGCTACCTAAGATAGGAACTTCACTTTTATTTTTTTCCATCTTAGCTTCTAAGTTAATAGCTTGCATAAAATTATATCTTTTACCCTCGATAGTAACATAGCATTCTGCCTTAGATGCACTTATTGTATCTCTTGCTTTTATTTGCTGAAACATATATCACACTCCTCTCTTAACTAACTGAAACAGTCATATAAAGCTTACTCATAGCATTTATAACCTTAACAGCATCAGATACTATGACAGTTTTCTTATCATTTCCAAGCTCTACACTAACATCATCAGTTTTAAAATCTTCTATTGCCCTTATATTCTCTAATTCTTTATGGTGTTTAACAACATCATTCCAGAAACTTATTCTTCCTGCCTTATCATTCGGAACTTTACCTAAATACTTTTCATTAAATAAAGTTGCAATATCATTAGCAATTTGGTCAAGTACTCTAACACTTTGGTTACTTGAAAAATCGTCATTTTTATCATCTGTAAATGATACAAAAGTATTTATGTCCTCTAACACATGAACTTCATCACCAACTTTATGAAATATAAATTTACCACTCTTTAGTGCTTCTTCAAGTTGTATTTGAGTGTAATTTACACCAACATCAAACTCACCATCATACTTTTTATTAGTATTAGATTTATTTATATCGCATCCTGCTATAGCTCCAGTAGCCCAATAAATCAAGCTAGATTCAACTAAATCTTTATCTTTAATCTTATTTTCTACAGACACTACACCTTCATAATCTGCATCACTTTTCTTATATAGTACTGTTTGAAACTTTGCTCCTACCTTATCTCTCATTCTCTTTGTAAATTCTACAAATAAACTTTTAATTTCTGTTGTTGTAGCCAAACACCCTAGTGCATTAAATGAATAACTTTCTATTTTATCCAAGAAAGCTTGGTACTCTGCTCCTGTCACAGCTTCGCCATTAGTTCCACCAGTAAATACAAGTCCTGCACTTGCTTCTAGTGTTGCATCCTTCTTCCAAATTACATAGTCATTGTCCTGTAAGTCTGTAATGACTTTAGCCGCTTGAATATCTACCTTCTTATTATCTAAAAGTGTTACAACATCAAACTTAGTGTTATCATCTATATTTGTTGTTACTATAACTTTTAAATCATTACCTCTAGTACCTGAGTACTTAGCTGTAGCAGTACTGCAACTAGCTTTAACACCTTTATTCAATTTATAAAAATATCCCAACCTTATATTTTTGAATAAATCTCTCAAACCTTTCAGCTTCTCATGAGTATAATCATATCCAAAATACTTCACTGAATACTTCTCAAAATCATCACTGGTTACTTGGAATACTTCTTCATCTATGCCCCAATCTAACTCTAAAGGCATTGCAACAATACCTCTATCTGATAATGAACTGGTTGCCCTCTTAGCTGAGATAAAATTTATATAGCTACCTGGTAATACTTTATTCTGTGTTACAAATGTTCCTCCACCTAAAGCCATCTAGCTCACTCCTTTCATAAATTTATTTATTCTATCCTCTACCTCTGAGAAGGAATATAACTCATTTTCTTTTAAAATTGCATTTAATAAGTCTTTTCTATTTACATACTTCTTAGAATTAACTATTTGCTCCTTAGTAAACTTGTAGTCATCTTCTTTGCTTAATGTTTTATTCAAAATTATCACCTCTCTTCAAACCACCGAATAACTCTACTGTATCCATCTTATTGGTATCATTATTTTTTATAGTAAAATAGTTATAATCAACAAAGAAGTGAAGAACATTGTCTATAATTTCAAAATTCATATTTGTACCTCTGACTAAATCTCCATCAATTTCTATATACTCTAATTCCTCCAGTAGCATCTCAGCTATCTCATTTATTTCAAAATTCTTAGCTTCTGAACGAGGGAAATAATGTACATCAAAAGAATTTTTCTTTAATTCTCTCCCGCTTGGATATGGTGTCTTGCTTGGATTTAAAGGAACAATAAAAAAACAAGGTTCATTAATACCTTGCTCTACATCCTCACTATAAATTGTATATTTTTCTCCAAATGATTTATCTAACTTTACTGATATTCCATCTATAATATTATTAAGCATCAAATACTCCTTTAAGTAATATTAATAACTTTTTCTCTATAATCTTATCAACTTGGCTTTGTAGTTCCATCTCTGAAATTGTTAAGAAATGTTGTCCTTTAACCCAACCTTTTCCATCTTTAGTTCTATGCCCGAAATTTACATAACTTGCATATTCAGTCGGATTAACAACCTCTATAATATAATTATTTCCTTGTTTATACACAGGAAGCGACCTAGCATAAGCCACTCCATTCCATCCTTGTCTTAAGAATCCTGTATCAACTGGTGTCCTTCTAATTACTTTTCCTAAGAGTCTTGCTGCTAATTCTCTTGCTGCATCTTTGCAAAACTTATCTAAATCAATCTTTGTAAGCTTCTCCATCTTTTTACAAACTCTTTTAAACTCTCTAAAATCAACACTGCCCCATCTAGCCATTATGCTTTATCCTTAAATAACTCAAGTATTATTTCTTGATGATTTGGATATATAGCTGATTCTCCACTTCTTACATACTCTTTATCATTTATAATAAGTTTTGAACCTGCTTTAATTTCTATATCTGGAGATATAAAGAGTTTAATAGTTTGCTCTAGCTTAGCTAATTTTCCTTCTGTAGCAGAAACTATATTTTTATATGAAAGCTTGCATGGTTGATTTTCTAATACAATCACTTCTTTATTGTTAGTTCGTTTTGTTACAGGGTCTTTGATTGGCTGATACTCAACTATAGTACATTTATATCTATATAACATTTCTATTGCTTTTCTAGTTTTACTTACCATCTTAAGCACCTAAAGGTTAATATCTTATTCTTACCATAAGCAGTAAGATAAGCTATTAAGCTATCAAAGCGTTGTTCTGGTGTTTGAGAGCCACTTCCTATAGCGAAATCTACCTTTGTATCACCTTCTGATATAGACTTTTCTACAGCTTCAAAGTTAATGCTTTCTATATCTAATTGCCCCATATTTTTCTTGGTAAATAAGAACTCTCCAACTATCATATCAGCTTCAATTTCTTTCAATTCAATTGGCATAGTTTTTATATTACAATCTAGTTTAATAATATTTTCTATTTTTTCTCTTACAAAATCTATTAACCACTTATCCCCATCTTTTAATATATATCCAAAACTTTCAAGTCTTTTTTCTATATCATCAATTATATTATTTCCCATAATTTTCACCTACTTTTTAGTAAGTTTATTTTTCTCTTTAAGCTGCTTATTTTCTTCTTCTAAAGACTCAACTTTTGACCTTAAAATATTATTTTCAGCTATTAAATCTTTTACATTTAATGACTTGCCATACCTTACTACCTTACCAGTTTCATCTATCAAATCATATCCCATCTCTAAGAAATCATCTATTTTACACTCTTCTATGGTTAATATTCTATTTAATTTCCTTACTTGTGCCATTATGCTCCAGCTCCTTCAACAACAAATTGTATTGCATCAGCTTTTTTATTTAATATAAATACATCCTCAAAACTTTCTTCAAAGTAGAAGTATTTTCCCTCTGTAACTGCTGTTGGTTCGTCTAACTTAGAGAACTGATAAGAAACAGGTGTAATTATTGCACTTGGGTGAACTAAGGACATAAAGATTTGTTTAGCTCCTGCTCCTACTTTCCATCCAGTTGTAAAATCATATGCAGTTTTCATTAGATTAGATGGTACTTTAATTATTTTAACTGTGTCAATATCAGTTGTTTGACGATTAAGAGAAGTTCCTGCATCCTTTATATTTACTGTTCTTTGTATCTCTTTTGCATTTTTGATAAGTGTATTTACTACTGGAGTAACATACAATATTCTTCCATTTTCAGGTACTCTAGCTTCTGTCATTTTTTCCATTAACTTATCAAATACTTCTAATACGTTTGTTGTTGTAAGAACAGTTGTATCTGCTGTATTACCTAATGCGGTCCAATCAGCATATATTTTAGATATACAGTAAGCATCCATCTCTGGAAACTTTTGTTCCTCATTATATACTTTTGTTATATTGCCTATTGAAGCCACATAATTAGTTTGGTTTATATCTGCTGGATGAACCAATGTTGACCATTTCCTTTGATTAGTTAATACCTTAGGTTCCCAAGCATTATCATAGTTTCTTTGAGCTACTGCTATTGTATCTCTGTTTGAATCTACTCTTCCAGTTGTAGATATAGTTGGTATTTCTATTGTTTTAGAACCAGTCCATCTATATCTTCCATTATTTGGTGTTGCATACAAATCCCCGAAGTTTAAAGTATAAGGATATGCTTGTGCTAAAACATTTGAATATTCTTTTGCATAATTTAGTGCTGCCATTTTATTTCCTCCTATTTATTATTATTTTCATGAGGTCTTACCCCAGTAAAATTAAAACCAAAATCATTTATCTTAGGCTCTTGCCCTGGTGTTATAGTATCTATTTTAGGCTCTTCACCTTCTAGTGTTGCATTAAACAAATAATCTTTATCCTGTTTCAAAGGGTTTATTTGCTCTTCAAAAGCTTTTTGTCTATCTTTACTATTTCTTAGTGCTTCTATATCTAAATGAGCTTTTAACGCTATTTCATCCCTACATTTAATAGACTTAAAAGCATCATTTAACCAGTAATTAAAGTCCTTTTCTTCAATTTCTTTTTTGTAGGTTTCTTCCAAAGTTTTCTTATCAGTTTCATAAGTTGTTTTTAGATTCTCTACATCTTCTTTTGTCATACCTCCTTCAAACTTTTTAATAGTTTCATTAGCTGTATTAAGCTGTGTTTCAAGATTTGTATAATCTTCTTGAGTAATTGTAGTCTCTTTTATTTTCTTTTCTATAGACTTTTGTAAAGAAGCTACATCAATCTTGTTATCCTCTATTTTTATTCCTTCTAGCAATTCTTTTAACCAATCCATTTTAAATTTCTCCTTTCATTTTTTACAAAATAAAAGCATCTACTTATTTTTAAGTACATGCTTAGTCATTCCTTATTTATATTTTCGATAGATTCTATTTCATTTTCATAAACTTCAATTCCATAACCATCCCTAGCTATTGATATACTTGCTATTTCTGGTTCATTATCTAAAGCTTGTGTATATCCATCACACTTTCCTCTTATTATTTGCTTATCTACACAAGTTATTTGAACATTTTTCCCTACATATTCCCATAATTTCATTTTATTTTTCCTCCTTATAAAGCTGGTACTATATGTGTTCCAGTTTTGGAATAATGTATCTTAAACTTATTTGTAAGAGTTTTTTCACCCGTAATATTATTAACATTGACCCCTATATTCTTATCAACTTCTATAAGTTCTTTTTTATCCCATTCTCCACTTCGATTAAATTTTATGATTCCATTGCCAGCATGCTTATTCACAAGTTCTTGAGCTTCTTCTTTTGTTATAGTTAAATAGCTTCTTCCTTCTATATAATTATTATGCTCTTTTAAATGTTTTCCTTGTTTCCCATCATGAATATTTAAATTATATTTACCATTTTTAATATCTTCTTTTATGCTATCTATTATAGCACTATTTTTTATTTCTAAGATACTATTATGTTTAACATACTTCTCATACCACTCATTATACTTCATACTAGATGGTACATAATATGTTTTTCCATCTTCTCCTTTTGCTGCTCTGTAACCTTCTTCATCCTCAAACCAAGGAGCTGTTGTTGTCCTACAACGACAATGAAATGGTGGAGCTGTTATTCCAACTTGATAATCTTTCATATCAAATACTTTTCCATCTAACTCTCTGCATATATTTGAAGTTCTTAAATCTAATGTAGCAATAATCTCATATTTCTCTACATCTAAATCATTAAAACAATCTTTTCTACTTGCTGATGCAAAGAAAGCTGATTCAGTCATTATTAAATTCTTAGCTTGTGATTTAGATACATTAAAGCTCTTAGCAAAGTCATTGACTAGATTTTTTGGATTCTCACCTCTAATAATTGATTGTGTCAATTTAGTGTGTAACTCATTAATTAAAGCAGGTCTATGTTTGCCCCAAATCCTTTCACTAAAATTTAATCCATCACTAGTCCATGGTTTAGAGATAACTTTATTTATTCTATTAGTATCAAGACTCATTAAACTCCAACCAACGTTTACTCCTTGTTGAACATTAAAAGCTGTATGATAGTATCCACTTGTATAAATATCTCTCATTAGTTTATCAACACTATCTAATTCATTTCCATATAAAACTTCTACTTGTTGCTGTATTTGTAACTTTAAAGCTTCAAGTCTTGTTATATGAACTCTTGCACTAGCATTTTCTAACTCTTTCATCCACTTTTGATTTATAGCATTTTCTTTACCATGTCTAATATATTCTTCGACACTCCATTTAAACTCTTCTAGTTCTCTTGTATTTAGTAGTTTCTTAGCTTCTAATAAAGATATTCCTTCATTTTTGGCAAATCTGTTGTACCATGCTAATATATCTTTTTCTATACTATTCATAGCTAGTTTATATTGCTTTTCTAATTCAAGATAATATTTTACACTTTTGTTATTTTGAGCTTCTTCTAATTGTTCAAATCTCTTCCTCCAATAATCTTTATGTTTCATCTATAACACCATCTTGATTATTAGGAATTAAATCATCATACTCTTTTTGAGTATCTTCCTGTTTTTTAAGTCTCTCAAGTTCGTCATTTACATCCTCGACCCAAGGATGGTTAGAAACAATAGTTTCATCTGATACAATTCCAGTTGATTTAGCTGCCATATCTATCTTTTCAGCTTCATTTATTATCATAGAGTGATTAAAAGTAATTTGAACTGTTTTATAATCATAGCTCTTACTACCACTTATCTTTAAATACTCACACACAAACCATAAAAGCTCTCTAATTGCTTTTTTAAACTTCTTTTCAGTCTTAGAACATTTAAGGTCCAGTAATGAATATAAAAATTTAAGTGCTACACCCGATTTGTCACCTGTGTTTTGAGATTCTGGATTAACTCCTTGACCAAAGATAATTATATTCTTTTCTAATCTATCAAGAAGCTCCTTTTTAGCTTCAACTGGTATATTTATCTCTAGTTTATCAACTCCACCTCCACCATCTACTTTAATTGATTTATAGTATCTTATATTATCTATAAACTCTTGTAGACTTGTTCCTGGATATTCTTTTAATACATAAATAACCTCTTGTATTTCATCTAAGTTATCTGCTAGTGTAGAAATATTATTGTCATATATATCTATTAATGATTTATAGAAAGTTAAATCTGAGACACACTTTTCATTATTTTTAAAAGATATAAATGGAACTTTACCCCATCCCTGTTCTTTGTTATTTATTCTAAAATGACCTTCTTGTATATCAGTCATTTTTCCATATTCATCATATAAAAATTCTTGAACAAAACTATTACCTCTTTCAACAAAGTAAGTTACATCATTTTCTGTGTAGTACTCAACTCTTTTTATTTTATTTCCATCTATATCTTCAATATAATAAAACCTAATAAATGCAACTAATTCCCTCTGTCTTTTACTATCCCAAATAGGAATTGCTTCTTCAGCTGGAATTATTACATATTTAAACTCACCTTTTCTATTAATATATGGATGTAACCATTCAACCCCTTTATTACTAGCATTGAGATATAGTTCTGTTATTGTATCGTCAAACTCTTCTCCTAGTAAGTCATTTAAAAGCTTAGTGAGATTATCATCATCTGCATTAAATACTATGGGATTTCCGACACTATAGCCTACCTTTTGGTCAACTAAAAGCTTATGGTAGTTGTTAATTGCTTTATTATTAACTTTAGTAAAATCATCAACCTTAGCTCCATCTAAGAGATAATATCTTCTCTTATTGTTTACATCAGTATTACCATAATAGTATTCTTCTCCTTGTTTATATTTTTCTGGCCTATGTTTTAAGATGTAGTGTTCTATGACTTTTACTAGGTTAAAGGTGCTCTCTTTTTTTAACTGAACTTTTATTAAATCTGTTTCACTTATATAAATATTTAACACCTCCTTTACTTTAAGAAGCTTATTCCATTATTTTTAAGCTTATTATCTATAGAATATCTAAGAGCAGCCATTGCATCATCCATAAACTCAACTGGTTCATCAAGATATAATCCAGTTCTTTCGTCTTGTTTCCATTTCCATTGTTGTATTTCTTTTATGGTATTAGTGCAACTAGGATGTACATGTATTCTTAATTGTTTCAAATAATCTATTTGAGCTTTAACACTTCCTGGCCCTTTTTTAACTCCTTTAGCTTTATATCCTGCATTCTTCCACATCTTAATTCTATCTGGTTCAGCACTATCACAGTACATAAATAGAGTCTTTTCTAAACCTATACTATTTGCAATCTTTATGATTTCTGAGGTATCCATTTCATGTACATATATTTCGTTACATATATATAACTCTCCATCCTTAAAGCCAATTCTAAGTACTACATTTGCATGGTTAAATCCAAAGTCTTGTGATAACCTCATATTGTCAAAATACTCAAATTCTGTAGTAAATTCATGTATAACATAATTTTTAAGTATTGCTCCACCAGTTTCTCCCCATTCTCCAAGACCATAGACTTTGTACCCTTCTGGGTCTTGCTCTTTTCTCATTTGCATTCTTCTGTAGTAAGCTTCATCTATGAATCTATTTTGTAGATAAGTACTATGATGAGTAAATATATCATCATTTTTATAGTCAAAATACTTTCTTTTTATCCAATGAGTAGCTGAGACTGGATTAAATGTAAATGTCATTTGATAGTATAGGTTAGGATTAGTTAAAATACCTCTTAAACGGTCATCTAGTATGTCTATGTCACTTTCCATAAGTTCTGTAGCTTCTTCACACCAAACCCATGTTAATTTTCCTTTCGAGAAGTTAATTGATTTTAATTTTTCTCTTTGTTTTGCATCATTAACTCCTCTGAAAATTATAGAGTTACCAGTAACTTTACTCTTAATTTCTAAAGGATTTAAAGTAGTTTTCCAATACTTATCAGCTTGTTTACCATAAATACGATTTATAGCTCCTGTAAGCTCTGCATACGTTGAATACTTATGTGTAGCTTCTGACTTTCTAACTACTAATAGATTAGCTCCTTGATACTTCTTATCTCCTAACTTTAGTATATAGTCTTGTGCTACATTAACAGATTTTCCACTCCCTGCTGAACCTTTCATTGCTCTGTATCTTTTTTTAGTAAAATTAGCTTCCTTGAAATCTGGATTAAAATTTACTCTAACTATCATTTCTATCACCATAATCTACACTTATTTTCAACTCATCATCTCCAATATCATCTTTACTTAGGTTATCAACTTCACATTTCAACTTCTCAACTCTTGTTTTCTGCTCCTCTGTAGCCAAATTCCAATCCTTATGAATCATTTCATCATACTGTTTAATTAAACTTCTAAGTTCACTCATAGCTCTACTCTGTGCATTAAGAAAAGATGCTTGCCTATCCCATGCAAATTGAAATTCATACTCTATCTTCTCTCCATTTTCTGTACTTTCATGTTTCTTTAATTCTTTAATCATTTCTTCCTTGTCTTTAACATACATTATCTTTTGTGCTCTTATTATTGCTGCGTATTGGATTGTTATCTGCTCCCAAAGAATATCAAATTTATCTTTTATGGATATTTCTTGTATCAATTCCCTAGTTTCTTCGGGTAGATATTTTGAGAAGAAACCAAACTTTTCAGCGTTCTTATTCTCTTTTGGAGCACCATGACCAACTGAATTTTTATTAGAAAAGGGTGCACCTCTTTTATTTATAGGTGCACCCTTCTTTTTTTCACTAGCCCAGTTGTATCTTTTTATCCATGACTTTAAAGTGTTTAAGCTAATGTCATACTTTGATGATATTTCCTTTTGTTTCATTCCTTTTAAGTAATCTTGTTTTACCTTTTCTTTGACATCTTGCACATCACCACCTCTTTATTTGTTTGTTTTGGGAATAAAAAAAGAACCTCATAATTGAGATTCTTTTTTTGTTTACTCTACTTTAAGATTCAATTCAAATTCAGTCCCACATTCTAAACATTTAACTTTACCATCTTCTAGTATTTCAAATTCAGATATTTTTTCGCATATTTTACATTTTTCTTTGAACTTATTTCCAACATTTTGTGATGTAAATATAGTAGGGTTATTTTCAACTTCTTTTTTTAAATCATCAATAACACTGTCAAAATTCAAATTACCACTTATCTCAAATCCCACATAATCACCTCCTTATAGTATAGTAAATTCTATGTTATTATACAATATCCTTCAACAATCGTTCGACAATAGCAGAATTCACCACAATTTTATGCTAATATTCTATTGAAAGGAGGTGTTCTTATGAGTAAAAATATTGACATTAGAAATTTAAAGCAATTTCAAAAGAAAATTGAAAGAATGGAACAAAATTTAAAACCTGACTTTGATAAGATTCGCACAATAATTCTTAGCAAGAAATTTATGAACCAACACACTAATTTTGATTCTTTTGATGAACTACTTGCATTTGGTAATTACATAGTCAATTCAGAAGAAGACTTTTTAGCTATTCCTGATAATGAATTTGATTTATTTATAGTTAAAAATACTGATTTCCCAGATTGGCAAACCATGCTTGATTCAGCATATTCAAAATATTTAGAGTCTTGCCTTAGATAAAACATCTAGACAACTTTCAAAATGTTTATCTAATTCTTTTATGATTTCCCTAGATTCCTTTATAAACTCAGCCATATAACACACACCACTTGCAGGTATCTTGAATTCAGAATCTAGGGAATTTTTTCTTTCTGATACTACATCTTGTGTGTTTTTCTTAATCTCCATAATTTCATTCTCCTTTTAATTTATTGTATAAAAAAAGACCATCTATCAAGATAGTCATTTTAGATTTTATGTACTTTTATTTTTTTAGATATTTCAACATTTGAACTAAATAGTCCCCATCTAACGAATCTGTTTCGTCTTTATCAAGGCTTCTTTTTCCAAAGTCTACAAATCCATTATCCTTATAAAATTCAATTAATTTAGGTTTATCTTCACATTCAAGGTACACTATTTTCCCACCCATATCTAACTGTACTGCTTTTATCTTGTCACATGCAATTTTTAGAAGTTCATCACCCTTGATTAATTTATTATAATTATTTGAATAATTCTTTCCTATTTGCCCTATCAAAGGTGCTCCAATAATATATCTTCTTAGTTCTTCATTGTATTGTCCAAACTTCACTATTTTCCTAGCTAAAGAGTTTGATAATGTTTTTCTTTTTATTGTAAAATACTTATTAGCTAGAGTGAAATATCCAACTATAACAGGCTTGCCTTTATAAGAAGTTAGCACTAAATGTGTACTAGCCAAACCCTGTTTAGAAAATTCAATAGCTTTGTTTTTTAAAAATTCTTCTACATCTTTATTAAGGGGACAAGAAAAACTGGAGAGAATTTTTTTAACTTCTTCTTCCTCCAGCTCTCCTAGCATATTACTTAAGTTTACAATTAAATAGCCACTCATTAAAATCTCCCGAATATATCCTTTATTTTATCTTTTGGTACTTCTGAACATTTTTTACTTAATACAACTTCTTTTTCTTGTTTATTTTTAGCATTTTCTAGAGCTGATACTAGATTTCTTCCAAATGCCTTTTTTCTTACATCTACATTTTTTAAAATACTTTTTGTAGCCATAAGTACCACCTTCCACTTCACTATTATAATTTAATTATACTGACGTTACGTTAAATATGCAATATATTTCGAGGAATTATCAGTTGGCATTTTGTACATGATTTTATTATTATTATTCACAATATGTACATTTTATATAATAAAATTACTGTTATTTATAATTAATTTAAATAACTTACACTATAAAAAATTATGTCATATATCTTATGTATATTAATTCAAATGCTTGCTAAGTATTTAATTTTAAGTATGCACATTATAATATACCTAAACAAATAGTATTATGACAATAAAAATTTCTTTTTTCTTTTTAAAAATTAAAATGCTAAGTTTGGAGTAAACTTAGCATTTTTAGTAGGGAGATACATATATTATGTCGCAGGTTCTAAGAATCGAACTTAGACTAGACACCAGTACCTGCATGGTGAGTGAGGTTACCAAGCCCCACCCGATTTTTAGACTTCTGAATTAAGATACAAAATATAAAATTTTGCCCTCAATTTCTCTACTTTTAGTGTATACGTTGATTAATATTTGAACATAGTTAGAATTGAACTAACAGCGTCCTCACGCCCTGCCTAGTCTGTTCGTAGTGACTAGGGCAATCCCTTATACCCTAGTCAAATATTAAGTTTTGAGAGGGAAATCTTTATTTCCACAATACTATTATCTCATGCTTTTTTAATCAAAAAGGGGAGAAAGTAGGGAATAAAGTGGGAATTTCTGGGGAAAAACTGGGGAATTTTCTAATTTTTAAATAATGGGAGTTCATTTTCCTTAATTCTTGGATAAAGCATATCCATAACTTTATACACTAATCTTTCCCTTACACATCTACATGTTTTCCTATCTGAGTTCATCTCTAAGGATATATAAACCATACTATTTTTCATTCTACTATTATAAAACAGTTTAAAAAAATGTTCTTCTCTTATATCTAAGCATGTAAGTGCATTTTCTATTTTCTTCTTTTCTATTTCTTTATCTTTTTTCAGTTTTTTCAATCTAGTAATATCTCTTTCTTTTTTTATAATCTCATTCTCAACAGTTGAATTAAAAGCATATGTTGGACTTACTTTTTCATCATATCCAACAGCCTTACACCCAAATATCTCATTTTCTCTACTTTCTATATCTAATTCAAGATTCTTAATTTCTGCACTTAAAAATTTATAATGATGTAGTCTACCTTCTACTTTTTTAAATAGTTCTTTTTTATTGATATTATTATCCATACTTCCACACTCCTGTTTATGTTATAATAATCTTGGATAAAAGTTTTATATTTTTGACGACTGGAGTGTGAAAGCACTCCTTTTTTCTTTTTATTAACAGAAATTATCTTTTTCAAAGAAACTAATCTGATTTGTCTTTCTTTCAGATTTTATAATTCTAATTGATTCATCTATTAAGTTTAATGAATTAAGTAATACATCTTTCGGGATATCCTCCCATTTGTCAGCACCTAATACCAATAGAGTTCTTTTCTTAACTAATTCAAATTCTTCATTAACTTTTGATATACCTAGTCTTTCTTTTATATAAGAAGATATATCATATTTAGTTTTAGAGGTTGGTCTATAATATTCTGAACACTCTTTTTTAAGTTGCTCTATTTGGATATTATGTTTAACTTCCATCTTAAGTAATGATTCATTCACAATAGTATTAATTTGACTAAGCTGTGAATTTGATAAGGTTCTATTGAGCAACTTTTCTAATCTTATAAAATATCTTCTTATTTCTCTCCCTTTATTATTGTTTTGTACCATAGCAAGTTCTTTTGCCACATCAAGCTTCAATACATATTCTTTTGAAGGTCTCCCACCAGTTGAGTTTTTCATATTTTTGTGAAAAACTGAATAATCCTCATTTTCCTTAAATCCATATTGTTTAATTCTATCTTCAATCCAGTCTATAAACTGTCTCTTAACTTCTAAGTTATTATGTAGTTCTCTTGCAAAAACTATTTTCTCTCCTGTATCAGTTTCATAAACTGTAACTAAATCATCTGCTACAACTCTTAAATTTTCATTTGTCATAATCTCATTCATATTTATAGTCCTCCTTAAAACCAACTGGCTCTCCATCTATTACAAAATTAACTTTCATTTGCTACCTCATTTAGTTCTATTTCTTCCGTATCTCTAACAACAAACCAATATGGTTTATATCCAAATTCATCTATCCATTTTTTAAATACTTTGCTTATTCTATTCTCTAGTATTAATATATCTTCAACACGTATTTTTTCAAACCAATCTTCTCCATACCCCATAAATTCATTGTCAATTCTATCTTGAACATGTTCTAAAGCATCCTCTACATTTAGATTAGGTATATTAACTTCTTCTTTTTGCCCAACGTAAACCAATCGACTGACCTCCCCAAACCTTCTAAGTTCTTCCTTAGCTCCTTGAATAGCTTCCTCTTTACTTTCGTATTCATCACTTCCAAAGCACTCATCATCCCAGCTATATAACCAAACATCTTTTTGCATATTAATACCTCCACTATTTATTTTTCTTATTAGCCTTCTTCCTACATTCCTTACAACAATAAACATCCTTAGATTTTTCCTTAAGATAAAATAATTTGCCACACCAACTGCATCTTATCCTTTTCAAAGAATCACTTCCTTTTAACTCACATATTTAATCTATTTCAATTTCGACTATAGCTCTACTTAAAAGCTTCACATTATAATTTTCTTTTATATTTTCTTGATTTTTTTTAAAAGCTCTTGCTTCTTCTAAATTATTAAAAATGTTGCTGTACACTCCCCCTTTTAGCCACTCGCTAGTCGTCTGCCAAGTCACCTTAAATTCTGTAATAACCATATTGACCACTCCTTTTCATAATCTCACTCCCTAGTCGCAAAATCTATTTATAAAATTCTCTACGTATCTATATTGTTGTTTAATATAAGCATCATCTTCATTACCACCAGTAGCCATCCAGTCACATATTCTTCTATCTACATCACTTAATATGCCAAATGGGATATCATACTTATTTAAAGCATCATTTAATTGTTGTATATTATTTATCTCAACCTTATTGTTCATATTCAAATCATCCTTTTTATAAGTCAAAGTAAGTCTATAACATTCTAGTTTCATTCACAAACTTACCTTGACTTTATTTTTATAAATTACTTAGTTGGAACTGCATTATCTTCTATCTCCCAAAGATGAAAGCAATTTTCATGTAAATTTATATATTCTTCTTTTGGTGGTAGTATTTGTACTATGGTCTTATTTGGTTTCATGAGTTTGTATCTAACATACTTAATTTCATTCCAATTAGGAAATCTTTTTTCATTTGATATAGTTAAATGTTCTTTGCCATTTTCTACTGAATATATAACATTACTCCCAGTATCCATGTTGTATATTTTTACATTTTTAGCCCCTAATTTTTCAAGTGATTCTTTTGCAAGAATAGACCTATCATTTTTATTCTCAACTAATAACATTTTATTCCCTCCAAATTTTATAAATAATTTTTTGTTTCCTTCTCTAGCCAATTTTCATATGTTGTATCACAATCTTTACTTTCACAATCTACCCTATCGCTTATGCAACTAGCACAAATCTCTTTCCCAAATTCCTTATATATTTCTCTTTCATCAAGATTCTTTGACTTGCACATTTCTTTATTAGTCATATGCTCACCTACTTTTCTTCGTAAAATTTTACATTCTTAATAATTATATCTATAGACCCATTTTGATTTTGTCTTACTGTATATTTCATTGGGTCCTCAAAATCAGTCAGATTACCTTTTATATCAAAGCCATTGTCAGTTTTTATATTTCTCTTTTTAAGCTTTTTCTCAACCCATTTTTTATCTATACTAAATCCTTTATCAAGACCTTTTTCTTCCATATGTTCTTTAAAGCTATCTTTTAACTTATCATCTTTAATTGTTTTATCAACAAAATTATTTATATCAATTTCATGCTTTTCTTTCAAAGTATAATTTAATATACTTCTTACATCTTCTGCCTGTTTTATATCATTTCCAAGAGCATTAGTTATCCAATTTTCGGCTGTACTTTTAAACATCTTAGTCTTGTACTTGTCATCTTTCACTTTAGTAGCATTTAGAAACTCTGTAACAAACTTAGAATTAGCTTCTTCCTTTTCTGCATCCTTGTCTAAGACTCTTAAATGATATTCATCATTGACTCCACTCAAACCGATAATTGCTCCTATTTTAATTGTCTTAGTCTCTTGTATGTTAATTTCATTTTTAGACATCTGTATATTAAATTTATCATCTTCAAACTCAATTGAATGAGTATATGACTTATTGTAATCAAGTTTTAATATAGCAACTTTCTTTTCATCTTTTTGAGAGTATAAGCAAATTGCTAAGTCGCAAGATTCTAATGTAGCATTCAATTTCATAACATCAAATAAATAAGCTGCAATCTCTTTAGAGTTATTTAAAAATGAACTTTCATCATAAATAATTTGTTCACAACACTTCTTAATTAGATTGTTACTATAGTCATTAAATACTGCTGTTCTGATGTCATTATCTCTTGATACTTTGCTTATTTTCTTTTGAAAAAATAGGTCCATATCTTGACTAACTCTACCTTCAAAATCATTTAGTATTGGTGTATCGCTGTTCTTATCTAAAACATGTATTATAAATTTGTGTATTATCATAATTTCACCCCTTATAAATTTTTAAAGCGTTCTATAATCTTCTCGCTTATAGTATTTTTTATAACTTCGTCTACCTTATCTATAGTTATTAGTACTATATTTTCATCTTTAGCCAATGCCTTTGCTTTCTTTCTTAAAGCTTCTTTACTTCCATATGTATAATGTATTTTTCTATTTTCTTACGATAATCCTATTTGCCATCTCAATACATACTTTGACATTTGTTCCATCCCCTATTTTAATAATCTTCTCCATTTGTTAAATCATAATCTTCTATATCATTTCCTAAATCCAAAATTATTTTTGACCCATGAGCAAATATTTTAAATAGCAAATCTCCAAAATTATCAAATCCACTCATTATATCTTTAGATGATATTTCTTTATTCTCGTATCTATATGATGCAATAGTTCCATCTTTTCTCAACAATATGGAGTGTTCGCATCTGTATTTACTTTTATTTGGTTCTTTATCAATTTCAATCCATCCCGAACCATATTTATTTTCATCAAGAATAAATGTTATGCAATCTTCATAGCCTTCATATTCATCAATATCATATTTATCCATTTTTAATATTTCCAACAATTCGCTCATTTTATATTCTTTTTCAGCACCTACAAGCATGTTATCTAAATTTCTTTTTAAGTGTTCAATAGCTTCTACCTTCATTGTCATATCAATCTTTTCTTTTACTGTAGTTGCTACGAGCACATTATATTTTTGTATATCTAATTTATCTAAATTTATATTTATATTTTCACTTAGATGTTTTTCAATTTTTTTACTAAAATCACCCCAATTTCCAAAAACCTCATTCACAACTCTTTTTATTGTTTCTGCCAATTGTTTTTTAACTACTTCCTCTACAAAGCCATTTTCCTCTAACTCTACTAGTGCATCATTCATAATTTTATTTAAATCCATTATATTATTCCCCTCTCTATTTTCATTTTTGAGAGTCACAAAACACTTCAACAATAATTTATACCAAAAGACATTTTGCAACTCTCTAAACTGTCTTAATTAGATATTTTCACTTATATTTCTTCTAACATTTCCTCGAGTTTATTTTTAATAAATCATATTTTTCTTTAGTTTCTAAATCTAATATTCTAACTCTTCCTCGCTCTGCTATAATAGCTATATTTGAACTTTCACATATCATCTGTATATAATTTACAGAAGCATTTATAATTTCTAATCTATCATCCATTCTTATACACCTCTTTTATTGTCGCAATTTTCACACTCTTTTAGATTCAATCTATACTCATAAACTCTACCAGCTATAAAACTTCCTATTATAAGCATTGTAATAGCTAATATATTCATTTTTCTAACATCCCCTCACACTCATACCTACTTAATATTTTTATAGCTATATCAATAGCTTTATTAACAGAACACTTTTTCTTATTTAATATCTTTTCAGCTAACTTAATTACTTGTTCCACATTTGCTAATACCATCTGTCGCTCCTTGAATATACTCTGCTTTCCAACCATCCTCAGTTGATTTATTTTCTCTAGCTAAATAACTTGCATAGCTACGACTAACCTTTATATATCTACTTGCTTCTTCAGCACTCTTAAGAATCTTTACCTCTCCAGTATTTATATTGAAAATTTTTATAATTTTTCCTGGTCCACCACGATTTGTAGTTTTATTTCTGAATCTTCATATTTTTTGTTTCTCAATTTCATTTTTATTTTTTCATTTCTCTTTCTTATTGCTCTTAAATTAAGTTCAAACATATCTTCTATATCAATAGTTTTTTCTAAAAACGTTCCTGCATCCATCCAAATTTTAGCCATTTTATTACATCTCCCTTATTAAAATACCTAACATTTTATATTGCATTATTTTTGCTACAACTGCTGATAAATGCAATATCTTAAGCCACAACATTTCTCTTTGTAGATACTCCCATCCAGATACTATTTCAAAAGTAGCTTTACCTTCATATTTTACTCTCTCAAACGGATTGTCTATTTCTGTACTCTCGAACATTACTTCTCCAATTCTTGTATCATTTATCTCAAAACTTCCCTTATCACATTCCAAGAAAAGTTTCTTACACTCATGTTTCACTTTTAGACCTCCAACACTTTAGGTTTCCTTATCTTTTCTAACATCTCAGGATTTTCATATATATTGCCAATAACTTTAACCACTGCAATTTCATGAAATAACCCAACGCATTCTCCTAGCACTTCATTATCTATTACAAAGAAACCTTCTTCAAATTTTACCTCTCCTATAAATTCTTCAAATGATAAGATGTATGAAACAATATCACCCTCATAGATTTCTTTTCTAATACAATCCTTCAAACCTGTGTATATCATAACCTCAAAATTTTCATTGCTTGTTGGTAAATAAACACCACTATAAACCCACTCTCTAAGCAAATTTTTAGAATAGCACACCATTTCATCATAACTATACATTTCTTTACCATTTTTATTCCATTCTCTAAATTTTAACTCCATCTTTCATCCCTCCAATATTTTAACTTCCTACTCCAAACTTCTCTTTTTGGCTTTTCTTAATAATGTCATCAAGCTCATTCTCTGAATACTTAGTAAATGTTTGTTCAAAGTTAGCAAACTTATTTTTACTCACATGGTTATTAACTACTTTTTTTGTTTTCTTATTTTCTTGCTGTAATCTATATGATTCCAGTTGCTCATATGTAGTAATATTTGCATCCTTCCATTTTTTAAGGATACCTTTTAAGTATGCTAGATTCATATTCATCTTTTCAGCACATATCTCTATAGCTCTTTTAAATACTCTTATATCTACTTCATTAGATACTTCTAATAACCATTCAGCTGTAACTGGATATATTACTCCTATATTTTCTTCATACAGCTTCTTAAATTCTTTTAAAAAGTTATCCACAGGTTGCTTTACTATATACATATTATTAATACTGTTACTATTAATACTGTTACTATTAGTGTCCATATTTTCCGTGTCCGGCTGAGTCGTGTCCGGAAAAGTAGGACATGGTTCCATGTCTACATTTTTAGGATACGGTTCCGTGTCTTGCTTTTTAGTACATGGCTTTTTCTTCTTTTTCTCCTCTTTTAAACCTCTCTTAGAAATACATTCATCTATATAAGTTCTATCAAATACTATTTCATATATATTGTTTTGCATCTTGCCTTGTTTGGATTTATTCTTATGAACCCTTATATAGCCACTCATCTCTAGCTCTTTTTTGTACTTTGTAAATGTGTCTTTTGATATATCTAGTTCATAACAAATTAAATCCCTAGATGGAAAACATGTTCCATCATTCCCTGCAAAACTAGTTAGATATGAATACAGCATTCTAGCGCCAACTGTCAACCACCTATCTCTTGCTATTATTCTTGGCATAAGACCGTATCCACCACTTAATATATTTAATTTCTCTATAACTGACTTATCTTCATTCAAGGTGCCTCACCTACTTAATCAACATTTATAGCTTCTTCCACACTAACTTTACCATCCATATTTTCTTTTACTTCGAAATCAACTTCTAAACTTTCGCTTTCATCTACGACCATGCTCATATCTTCATCTATTTCAGATTTTATTGTTTCATCACCTACCATAGCTTTTGTAATTCTATACTAAGTGGTGCATATTTTAATAACTGTTTTATAACTGTCTTTTTAGCCATTGAATCAAAATCTGTTTGCCATGGTCCACTACTATAACTTTTACTTTTACTCTTTGCAAATTCTATAATTTCCTCTTTAGTCATAAAAGAAAAACTATGTCCTCCTGTATCCAAATGATATACTGCATAATATCCAATTATTTCCCCTCTATCACCATTTAATTTAGGTTCATGAACTAAGTCTTGATGAAGCCCATATTTAATCTCAAATTTATCGTTTTCTCTTATTTTATGAGCATATATAGTTTTTATCTTTCCACTTCTTTGTGCTAATTCTAAAAGACCTTTATACCCAATTTGGAATTGCACTTTATTTCCATATGGTATCAAATATGCTTGACCTAAAGGCGTATTAGGCTCAAGACCTAATTGAGCTGATTCCATCATTGCTGCTATAAAACTCATAGGTTCACATGATTGTAACCTTGGATTATTACTAAAAGCTGTTAGGGCAACTCTTTGAAATCTCTCGCTTGAAACCATACTAGGTAAAGCTTTTTTTATCTGACTTGCCATTTTATTCATAAGTTGCTCCATACCTTTACTTGGACTTACCTTGACTGTATTTGCTCCTGAAACTTTCTTTTCTAATGCTCCTTTTGCTTTTTCACTAGCCATATATATTACCCCCTATTTTATTTTGAATGTTCTGTATGAACTTATATTTGTATATTTTTCTGCTATATCAGGCATTTCTTCTCTTAATCTCTTGGTATCAATGGACCTTTTAGTAGCTCCTTTCCAAGTTATTATTCTTCCGCCTAATGTAGCTAACTCAAACTCTCTCATTTCACTTTGTATTTCTTGTTCTATTAGCTGTTTCTCTCCTTTTAGTTCTTTCATTTGTAAAACTATATCATCATATCTTTTTAACTTTGATATACCATCTTCAAGTAGATTTAGTTCTATTTTCTCTTTTACTGAGTTTTTATACCTTGTTTTCAGAAACTCACTATAAGCATCTGAACCATCAGGAATTGGTAAAATGTCTTTTAATACATTTTCTTCCCAAAATTCACTCTCTATTTTCATTAGATTTTTAATTACTTCATTATCCCTATTTATCTTGTGCCATACAAACTTTTCATTTCCAAGAAGTGCTGCTATATAACAATGTGTAGCTCCTGTGACAGCCATATAGTGTAAGCATTGTATTTCATAATGAAGTGGAACTCCATTTTCCCATTCTTTTATAGAAAAACTATTTGTTGTCTTACATTCTAAAAATGCTTTTTCTCCTACTATAGCTCTGTCTATATTAGCTATTGCAAAAGGATACTTTTCATTTTTCAACATTCCATTTACATTACGGACCTTAAGACCAGTTTCTTCTGTAGAAAGTTCTGCAACTAATCCTTCTAATCTATTGCCTAATTCCATTCTGAAACTTTTAGTTTCTATTGGTATTTCTTCTTTCTTTTCTATATATACTTGAACAGAAGTTTTTCAGGGATTTAATCCTGCTACTGCTGATGCATCACTACCCCCTATTCCTAATTGTCTATTTTTAAGCCAATCAATTTTATCTATGTTCTTAGTATCAGTTACTATAAAAGCATCTAAATATTTTCTACGACTTGAAATTTTATTCATTTTATGGTATCCTCCTAAATAAGTTGAATTTTTTGTATGTGTTGGTTACTTTGACCAGCACTTTTTTTATTGAAATAATCCTGCTAAACATATTGCAAATAAACCTACCATTTTATTTCCTCCTAAGATAAAATTTTAATCTCATAATCACCATCTTGAATATCTTCTGTTATTAAGGCTTGATACTCCATACAGCCTCTACCTTCATCAAAGTATGCTAAATTTAATTCTTTTTCTGTTGCTACTACTACTATACAATCAATTTCAAAACCAAATCTTTTGCAATTTACTTTTACTGCATTTCCTACTTTAATTGTTTGTAAATCAAATTCTTTTACCAATTCAACCATTATTTGACCTCCTTATTTTCTATTTCTTTTATGTAATCCCAAAGTATTTGTAATATTAAAGAATTTTTTGACATTCCTCTTTCTTCTGCTATTAATATTAATTTTGTATTTAAATCATATGGGATTCTTAATCCAGTTCTTACTCTATTTGCCAACATAATTTCCTCCTATATTGTTATCTATGTGTTGCCTATCTTTAATACAAAGTATAACACTTTATTATTATGTTGTCTATATGTTGCCTATATATTTTTTTGTATTTATTTTTGTGATATAATTGTTGCCAAATAGACTACACAAAGGAGTTGATATTATGGCTAAAATGGGTACATATAAAAATCCTCATTTTGCAATTAGAATACCAAAAGAAAAACTTGATAAACTTAAATATATAGCTGAGTATAATGCTCGTTCAGCTAATAAAGAAATAGAATTTCTTGTCACTAAACATATAGAAATGTTTGAAAAAGAACATGGTCCTATACATTTGGATTCTGAATAAATTCTTGTAATATGCTTAATAAAATACTATTAAAACTTCTTCCTTTTTTACTCGCCTGCTTTTCTAATTTTTCTTTAAGTTCTTTAGGCAGGCGTATTGTTGTCTGCTCTCTTTGCAT